CGTTTGACAGCACGCTGACAATCCAGTCGACCAACAACATGTTGCGCACGCCTGTGCGAGCCAGTACGACTACCATGACTTACGGTGGCACGCACACTGGCGGCACGGTGTTGGACAAATTCATTTTGTCCTCTGGGAACAACCTGAATCATGCTGTTGGTTCTCAAGGCGGTGAGCAGTTTCCTGTGGGATTTCCACCCGGTACGTACTACGTTCGTATCACTAATACTGGTAACACCACGGCCACAGGTCTGTTCAAGGCCCGCTGGACAGAAGACCCGAACTAAGGACATTTCATGGCTACAGGCATCGCCCTCATCCCAGTCGCTCGCAGCTCAGACCTTGAACGCGAGTCGCAGAAACGCAACTCAGAGATGCAGGCTACGCCTGTCATTCAGGGCTTGGCCGCTCACGCACGCAAGCGCTGGGAGTCTGCCCGGGAAGCCAAACGGACCATCGAAGAGCGCATGTTGCAGTGCCTGCGCCAGCGCAACGGCGAGTATGACCCTGACAAACTGGCGGACATCAAGCGCCAAGGCGGCTCGGAGATTTACATTCAGCTGTCCTCAGTGAAGTGCCGCGCCGCGACGAGCTGGTTGCGTGATACCTTGCTGGGCACTGGCTCTGACAAGCCGTGGAGCCTTGAGGCGACACCTGAGCCCACGTTGCCCCCTGAGTTGGTCCAAGAGCTGATGGCCAGCATGCAGCAGCAGTTGCAGGCGCTGATGGAGCAGGGCATGCCCATGCCAGACCCCACACAGTTGCGCGAGTCCGCAGCCCAGATGAAAGACGCAGCGATGCGCCGTCTGCGCGAGGAAGCCAACGAGCGCGTTGACCGCATGGAACTCAAGATGGAGGACCAGCTCATCGAGGGTAACTGGACCGACGCCCTGAATGCGTTCTTGGACGACATCGTGACGTTCCCCTACGCCGTGCTCAAAGGCCCGGTGAAACGCAAGCGCAAGACCATGGCTTGGCAGAACGGCCAGCTGGTGCCGTCTGAAGAGATTCGCAACGAGTGGGAGCGGGTTGATCCGTTCATGCTCTACTGGGCACCGTGGGCCTCTGACATTCAGGACGGCTTCATTGTTGAGCGTCACCGCATGACTCGTGAAGACCTGCAGGCTCTGATGGGCGTGCCCGGGTATAACGACGACGCGATCCGCTCCGTGCTCAACAGCTTCGACATGGGCAACCTGAACGAGTGGCTGTGGACTGACAGCGCCCAAGCTACGGCTGAGGGCAAGGACACCACGCAGACCATCTTCACGACAGACCTGATCGACGCCCTGCAGATGTGGGATAGCGTCAAGGGCAGCGACCTGCTGACTTGGGGCCTGTCGAAGAAAGAGATTCCTGACCCAGACCTGAACTACCCTTGCGAGGTGTGGCTGGTCGGCTCCACGGTGATCCGCGCTGTGCTGAACTACGACCCGCTGGGCCGCAAGCCGTACTACGTGACGTCGTACGAGAAAGTCCCCGGCGCTGTCGCCGGTAAGGGCGTGACTGACCTGTGCCGTGATTCTCAGAACATGGTGAACGCCGCTGCTCGCAGCTTGGCCAACAACATGGGCATCAGCTCTGGCCCGCAGGTGGGTGTGAACGTGTCGCGCCTGCCCCCGGGCGAGGACATCACAGAGATGTACCCTTGGAAAATCTGGCAGTTCCAGAGCTCGGAGTTCAACGACGGCTCGCAACCGCTGCAGTTCTTCCAGCCTAACAGCAACGCCAGTGAGCTAATGGCCGTGTTCGAGAAGTTCTCAGCCCGCGCCGACGAGGACACCATGATCCCGCGTTACATGACTGGCGACCCCTCGGGTGGCGCTGGCCGTACGTCGTCTGGCCTGTCCATGCTGATTTCCAACGCCGGTAAGGGCATCAAGCAGGTCATCAGCAACATCGACCGCAACGTGATCGTGCCCTCTATCGAGCGCCTGTACCAAGACAACCTGCGCTACAGCAAAGACCCAGACCTGATCGGTGATGTCAAGGCTGTGGCCAAAGGCGCGACCAGCTTGGTGGTCAAGGAAGCCGAGGCAGTGCGCCGCAACGAGTTCCTGCAGATCGTGCTCAACAGCCCAGTGGCCCAGCAGATCGTGGGCATGGACGGTGCGGCGGAGCTCCTGCGCGAGCAGGCCCGCAACCTGAGCGGCAACGTAAACCGCATCGTGCCAGACCGCCCAACCTTGACAGCTATGCAGACTCTGCAGCAGCAAAACGCGCAGCTCCAAGAGCAGTTGGCCATGATCGCTGGCGAGCTCCAAGGCGGCGCACCGGGCATGACACAAGGTCCAGCGCCAAAGAATATGCTGCCTGACGGCAGCCAAGTTGGTGGCCGTGAAGGAAATATGATTTCGCCACGCCCCAATGGTGTTTGACTTTTTTTGAATTTGTTGTATAGAATCCACACATGAAGATTTTTGTAGGCCAAAAGCCTGATCGGCAGCACATGCAAGCGTTGATTCGCTGCAAGCTGCAAGAAAACGAGCCGCTGTTGGCGCTGTTCAAACTGAAACTGGAGGAGACCAAAAACTCCTTGATGGTTGCAGAAGAGCCGCACCGCATACACCGACTCCAAGGTCAGGCCCAAGCCTTATCAGATTTCCTCGAAGCGGTTGAAAAATCGTCAGAGGTCTTCGACCGGATCAAATGATCCGAATTTTGTAAATCCGAGCAAACCATTATGTGAATGGCAGACCGCAGTAGGAGCCTGAAGCAGAGTTGGAGCCCAAGGAGAATTGAATGGCATTGCCAAAACAAGTAGAAGCTCAGTTACGTGAACTGGAAGCACTGGAAAAGCAGCTAGCCGAAGGCCAGAACCCTGCACCCGCAGAACCCGAACCAACGCCAGCAGAGCCTCCCCAAGACCCACAGCCCGCGCCTACAGAGACAAAACCTGTTGAGCCAACGCCGACACCGACCGAACCAGTCGTGGCGGAAGAGAAATGGGAGCAGAAGTACAAAACCCTCAAGGGCATGTACGACGCCGAAGTTCCTCGCTTGCATGCAGACCTGCGTGACCTTAAGGCCCAAGTGGATTCCCTCCGCAAAGCCAGCGAGACCAAGCCGGTTGAGCCTGCCAAGCCCAAAGCTGCTGAGAAGTTGGTGACTGATGCTGATGTTGAAGCATTTGGTTCGGACCTGATTGAGGTCCAGCGCAAAGTTGCCCGCGAAGTGGCAGCAGAGTTTCGTGGTGAGCTAGACGCCATGCGTGCCGAGAACGAGAAGCTGCGCGAGCAGTTGACCAGCACCGGTACTCAAGTGTCCGAAGCCAGTTTTGAGCAGCGCCTGTACCGTATGGTGCCGGACTTTGAAGCAGTCAATGCCGATCCCAAGTGGATTGCTTGGCTCAACGAAGTTGACCCGCTGCTCCGAGCCCCCCGATCCACTGTTGCACAGCAAGCGTTCAACCGAGGCGACGCTGAAGGAGTAGCACACTACGTGGCGATGTTCAAAAAGAGCGTTGCGCCAGTAGAGCCCACTGCCGACAAAACCGAAGAGCTTGAGCGTCAAATTCAGCCGAATCGTAGTGCCACAAGCACACCCCCTACCTCTCAAAAAGGTAAGGTCTACACCAACGCAGACATCGAAAAGATGTTCCGCAAGGCGACTGATCTGGGTGTCAAGGGGCGCACCGACGAGGCAAAGAAACTTGAAGCTGAAATTGATGCAGCGTTCATGGAAGGTCGCGTAACAGCGTAATCCGTGGGCAAAGTATCTACCCCAACCTGTTTAATTTAGGAGGCCATCATGGCTGCAGTTTATCCCGTCCAATCGCCGTTCAACACGAACCCATCGTACTCCGGCGCTTTCATCCCCACCCTGTGGTCTGGCAAGTTGCTGGCCAAGTTCTACCAGAACACCATGCTGTCGGAAATCGCTAACACCGATTACGAAGGCGAGTTGAAGAACCAAGGCGATACCATCCGTATCCGCTTGGCCCCTTCGATCAGCATCTCCGACTACACCGTTGGCCAGAGCTTGTCGTACGAAGTCCCCACTCCTATCTTCCAAGATATGCAAGTGAACAAGGGCAAGTACTTCGGCGTGCAAGTCAACGACGTGTTGGCATACCAGTCCGACATGAACTTGATGAACATGTTCACCGAAGACGCCGCCAAGCAGTTGAAGATCGCTATCGAAAACGAAGTGTTCTTCAACAACATGGTCACTGAAGGCCCTGCCGCTGCCAACGAAGGCGCTACCGCTGGTGCCATCTCTGCTGCCTACAACTTGGGCACAGACACAGCTCCCGTGGACCAAGCAACTCCTGAGAACGTCTTGAAGGCGATCCTGCGTATGTCCACAGTGCTGGACGAGCAGAACGTGCCTGAAGATGGCCGCTGGTTGCTGATTAGCCCCTTCGACCGTCACCTGTTGATGCAATCGAACATCGCTCAAGCCTACTTCACTGGCGACCCACAGTCGACCATCCGTAGCGGCAAGATCGGTATGTTGGATCGTTTCACTGTGTACGTGTCCAACCTGCTGCCAAAAGGCGCTGCTGGTAAGGCACTGGTTGCTGGTCTGACCGACCCTGCCACTGGTGGTGCTGTTACCAACGCTAAGGCCCGTCGTACCATGGTCGCTGGCACCAAGGCAGCAATGTCTTTCGCCATGACCGTGAACAAGACTGAGCCTCTGCGTAACCAGACTGACTTCGGCGACATCGTCCGTGGTCTGGCTGTGTATGGTCGCAAGACTGTCAAGCCTGAAGCCCTCGTGGTTGCTCAGGTTGGCTCTGCAACCTGATAGGTGGCACAATAAAGGGGCTCTTCGGAGCCCCTTTTTACATTTGGAGTAGAGAATGAACGCACTTGAATTGATGGACCGTTTGAACGGCCAAGTCCTCGGCCACAAAATCCGCGCAGTTGTTGACGGCAGCATTGTCGTTTTGGCACGCATGGAAGGCGACGGCTGGACATTGACCGAGCAAGGCCAAGAGCTGGCCAACCTGCACTCCAACCAAGCAGCCACCGAAGCTAAGGCTCCTCGCGCACGCAAGGCCAAAGACACTGCAGCAGAACCAGTTGCGGTAGAATCGGCTGATGTAGAGCCTGAACTGTGAGGTAGACCATGGCCACCGTGAAAGTTGTTGACCTGATCTCTCGGGCACGAACGCTTCTACAAGACACCACGTCTGTGCGGTGGGCATTGTCTGAACTGCAGCTGTGGCTGAATGACAGCTACCGCGAAACGCTGAACCTACGCCCTGACTCGAACACGCTGACGGGCACATTCACCTGCGCGGCTGGCCCGCGTCAGGTGCTCACTACGGGCTTTGCCAACGCAACCCGCCTCGTGGCTGTCGTGCGCAACGTAGCCACCACATCGAATAAATACGCTGTGCATCTGATTGATCGCCGCGTTCTGGACGGCCAGCGCCGTGGCTGGTACACAGAGACACCCAGCGTCAGCGTTGAGCAGTACATGTTTGACGCCCGCCAGCCCAAAGAGTTCATGGTGTACCCACCGGCTACCACGCTGGCTCAGCTTGAGGTGCTCTACGCACAGGTGCCTTCGCCCCACGTTCTGACGGACGTGCAACTGGCCAACTCGGCTACGACTGAGGTAATTCGCATCGACGATACCTTTGCCAACGCTTTGCTCGACTACATGCTGTACAGAGCCTATACCAAGGACTCAGAGCAGCAAGGCAACGCAGCCCGCGCTGTGGCGCACTACCAAGCCTTCCAGAACTCACTGGGCGTGTCTGCACAGGTCAACGCTGCATCGCAGCCGGGAGTTGCATAATGGCCAAACTTTGGACCGCGTTCCACCCACTGATTACGCCGCACCTGTCCGGCTGCCCAGTGGCGTCAATTAACCTGTATCTGGCTTCGACTGCTGCGGATTTCTTCGCCCGCACGTACCTGTGGCGCGAGCAGATTGGTGCTGTCTATGTGGCCCCCAATCAAGTCGACTACGACCTTGACCCTGACACTGGCCTCGTAGAAGACGTCATCGCTGTTGTGTACGGCGAGCACACGCTTACGCGCACAGACCTGCGGCTGATCGGCGCTGAGAAGCTGTCCGAGACAGGCGAGCCACGCGAGTTCTGGGTTCAGGCCGACAACAGCATCCGCATCTTCCCAACGCCGGAGGAGCGCACCACACTCAAGGTGTACGCTGTGCTCAAGCCAAACCGAGCTGGCACTGGCGTAGAGGACTGGATTTACGAGACGTTCGCTGACACCATCGTCAGCGGCACTATTGCTCAGCTCGCTATGATCCCCGGCAAGGAATGGTCTGACGTTGCGATGGCTGGCATGCACAAGGGTCTGTACGAGAAGGCCGTAACCAATGCTCGAATTCGTGACTTTCGCGGTGTAAACCGCATGGTGCGCCAACGTCCGGCAGCTTGAGGAAGAATCATGACTGAAAAAATCAAACTGGTCCAAGGCGACACACGCCCACAATTGCAATGCACGTTGACGGATGAAATCACTGGCGCAGTGATCGACATCACTGGCGCTACCTGCGTCATGAAGTTCCGCGCCGCTGGCGTGACCACGCTTCTGGATACGCTCACGGGCACAGTGACAAACGGCGCTGGCGGCGTCGTAGTGTTTCAGTGGAACTCGACCACGCTGGATGTCCCTGCGGGTGACTACGAAGGCGAGATCGAGGTCACGTTCCCCCTTGGCGGCGGTATCCAGACTGTGTATGACCTGCTGAAGTTCAAGCTGCGTGAGGACTTCTAATGCCTATCCGCGCCTCAGTCGTAGAACTACAGGCTCTGGCGAGTGAGATCAGGCTAAAAGCTGACACGGCTGCAGTAAAACTGGATGCGGCTGTACAAGCCGACCTCCTCAAGGCCGTAACCGCGTATGTTGAATTGCGGGCGCAGACCTACGCGCCGGTTATCGACGCGTCTGTGTCGGCTGTTCTGTTGAAGGTTGACGCCATCGTTGGCGAGTTTGTACGGTTCATCAGCTTCGCCGATAGCGCGGCTGTCAGTGATGCGCAGCTCAAGGCGGTCAGCAAGGCTTTTGTGGAGCTGCTGGGCGCTATCGACACCATGTCCAAAGAGCTTGGCAAAGGCTTAACCGAGTCGCTGACGACGCTGGACGTCTACGTCCATGCGGTGGACAAGCAGCTCACCGAGGCTCTTGCTGCCGTAGAACAGGTCTCCAAAGGCTTGGAGCAGGCCCCAAAGTTCGACTCTGCCTCTGTCAGTGATGACGCTGTGTGGGCGGCGAGCAAAGAGTTCTCAGAGACTTTTGGCCAGCGAGAAGGCCCGTTCGTAGGCCAGAACTACGTAGACCCTACGTACCTCGCCGAAGACTACGTTCTGGACGGCAACCCCATCAAGCTGCTGACCAAGGTTATTGTTGACCTGCTGGGTGTCACGGATGACTTCTACGGCGTTGCCAACGTAGACGACGACCA